ATGGGACTAAGTAAATTAATAAAAAAAGTAAACAAAGCAAAATCTGCTATAAATTCTTTAAAAGGAATATCGTCAAAACTTCAAAGTTTGAACTATGACAGTGTGACCGACCAACTAGGAGAAGAAGCTAAAAAAGCACAAAAACTTCTTCAAGATACTAGGAAGAGAGAAAGTAATCTTTTGGCTGCAAACGACAAAAGATTAAGATTAGCAAAAAATCCACCACAAGGACAAGCAACTGAATTAATGTATCCACTTCATGATACATTAGACAACTATCTTGTTTTTAGTGCAAGACCTAGATTAAAACAAGGTGATAAAAATCCTCATACAGGGGATACTGTAAGAGGACAAGGTATCACGCATGGAGATAATGTTTTTGGTGGAGGCGGTGCTTTCGCAAGAGATAAGGATGACCCCTCGAAACCAGCAAGTGCAGTGGAGATTATGTTATACGTTCCCGATTTTACTACAAGTTCTGATGTAAGTTTTGGAAATGCAGAGTTTGGTTTAGGTGCAAGACAAATGGATAAGTTTGTAGAAAATGTAAAAGCAGACGGTTTTATTGACGCCTTAGGACAACCCACTGGTGCTAATGCTATATTACAACAAGGATTAAATTCTTTTTTAAATTCTTTACAAGGTGGTATTAAAAATGTAAGAGAAGGACGTGTAGCAAATCCTATGGTGGAAGCAATGTTTGAAGGACTTTCATTTAGAACGTTTGATTTTGAATATGAGTTTTGGCCAAGAAGTGAAGAAGAAGCAATAATGGTCAATCATATCATTTATACATTTAGAACTTGTATGTTGCCAGATACCTTTGGAGAAAAAATTGGCCAGATGAAAGTAAATGATGATGAAAATTACTTTAATTTCCCAAATGTTTTTGACGTAGAATGGGAAGGGCCTATGTCCCAACACCTTGACGGATTTTTACCAATGGTTTGTACTAAGGCTAGTGTCAATCATTTTAATCATGGGAATAATACGACCTTTGGGAATGGTGCTCCCTTATCTCAAAAGTTAAGTTTATCATTTCAAGAAATAAAACTATTAACACAAGAGTCTTATCAGGAAATATCTCCTTTTGGAGATAAAAAAATCAAGTCTATGGCTTCTATTGGTGCTGGTGAAAATCGTAAAATGATGGATGGGGTTGGATAATGAGTAACAAGTTATTTGAAAATTTACCAAGTATGACATATACTCTCAATACGGGAGAAGTTGTAAGGGTCAAGGATTTTTTTCGTAAAGTAAAGATTGAAAAAGATGCAATGGATAGTTTAATAGATTATCAAAAGTACGAAATACAAGACGGTGAAAGACCTGATGTACTTGCAACAAATTTATATGGTGATGGTGATTTGCACTGGGTGTTTTGGTTAGTTAATGATTTTGATAATTACTATGATTGGTTTATGGATTATGAAACTTTTGAAAACTATATGAATGAAAAATATCAAGGTCAAAATTTAGTTGCACCAAATACAACTGATATAGTTTCTGCGAGTTCTAAGTTTCTAATTGGTGAAACAGTTAAAACAAACTTAGGAAAGTCTGCAAGTGTTTTAAGTGTAGACCCACAAAATAAAAGTATATGTGTTTTAGGGGATACAATAGATTCGGGAGAAGTTGTATCTTCTCATGACAAAGACGGTAATGTTGTAAAATCATTTACCATATCTTCAGTGTCAAACGCACAAGACGGAGTTCACCATTATGTAGATTCTTCAGGAAATAAAAGAACATATGGTGGAACGGGATATAGTCCAGTAACACACTTTACAAAAGAATTTGAGGATAACGAAAAGAAAAGACAAATTAAAATTATCAGTCCACGAAATATAAAAACAGTTTTGAAGGAAATTACAAGATTGTTGTCTGATGATTAATAATGAGGTAATATAATGGGCCCTAATGAACAAACTTCTATTGATGAATACTTAGCTCCTTTTACTATTGAAGCTATTCACATAGTAAATCAAGAGGGAATGTCAAACAATCTTATTAATGTTACTGCAGGATTTCGTATATTTGAAAGTATCGACAAACATTTTCTTACTGCTGATTTGGGACTAGTAGACGGTGTTAATATATTAAAATATTTTCGTTTTACAGGTCAAGAGTTTATTCGTATAGCATTACGACATGGAACTGGTGATGATTCTGGCCCTTTAGTAGATATAAACTTCAGAGTTTATAAACTATTTGATAATCTACGCCCTAAAGAAACTGTTCAATCATATAAGTTGCAACTTTGCGACCCAACAATGTTTATATCAGATACCACTAGAATAAGTAAGGTGTATAGGGGTTCCCATAGTGAAATGTTATTCAAAGTCTTGAACTCAGAGTTAAATGTCCCAACAAGTAAAATAGACCATTGGGAAGATACTGAAACAGAAAATAATCAATTTGTTTGTCCAAATTGGAAAGCGTCTACTTTATTGAAATACTTTGAGGCGAATGCATTTAAAGGAACAAACTCAGCATGGAGAAATGGAATGTTTTTTTATCAAACAATGGCAAGAGGATTTCATTTTAAATCAATAGACCAAATGTGTAGTGGTGAAACAACGCCAGAGTTTCGTAAAGATGAAGACACTAAAAATGAAGTTCATAAACTTACATTTAAACCAACTTCAGGTGGAAAAGATGAAAAAAGTAGAAATCAGATTCTTTCAATGAAAAGAAAACAACTTTTCAATACAATGGAAGGAACTAATTCAGGATTATATGCATCAACGTCATATTCATATGACTCAGTATCAAAAATTCAAAAAGAATTTTTCTATGATATTGAAGATACTATGAATAGAAGTTCTTTACATTTATCAGGAAGACCTTTAATAAGAACCGAAAGTATGATACAAGAAAGTACTGGACAAGATTTAGAAAGAGCATTTACGACTGGTAATCCTAAAGGAGATGAATTTCCACCAGTCAAAACTGTTCCATATCAATTTAATCTTGCACCAAACAGACAATACGATAATTTTATACTTGCTGACCATACATCTAATCATGACTTTGATAACAGTGATGACATTTCTAAAGATGAAGTTTTTCAAGGTGATAACATTAAAGATAATTCTAAATTAGAAAGAATTGCATTACGACATTTACTAAAACAAAACATGGTTGAGATAATTATTCCAGTACGAACAGATATAACTGTAGGAAATGTAATTGAACTGGTAATACCTGAACCTGAAATACAAGACGATAATTCTACTACGTTAGATTTAATAAGTGATAATAGATACTTAGTTGTAAACTCATGTTTGACTGCTAACGTACAAACCAGTCAAGGTTCTTTACAATTAGATTGCGTAAAAGAAAGTTTTGCACAAGATATTAAGAAAGACACTTTAGAAAAAATGATAGAATCTTCAACAAATCCACAAAATATAGATATGGATAAAGAACAATAATGAAGTATTATTACGGAATAGTAGAGGATAGACAAGACCCACTAAAAGTAGGACGGGTTCGTGTTCGTGTGCATGGAATTCATACTGAAACAAAAACAGATTTATCAACACCTGATTTACCATGGGCTCAAGTCATGTTACCTACGACTTCTGCAGGGTTGTCGGGGTTTGGAGCACAACATGGTTTAGTAGAAGGTTCTACAGTAATTGTATTCTTTAAAGATGAAAAGACATTTCAATTACCAGTAGTAATAGGGTCTACTGCAGGAATTCCTGCTGGTGGTTATAAACAGGACGGACTTGGAAAATTAATTAAAAGAAAAGTTGACGATGGTTTTAATGACCCTAGAAGATTAACAGTAAGTGAATATGATAATACACCTGATGGAAAAAATCCCGACCATTCAAAGACAAGGGGGTTTGGATTAACAACTGCATTAGATACTGCACCTAAAATCTACAAGACTAGAACTATAGATTATGAAGCAAAAGGTTCTACAATAGAGGAACCAACTCTTACGGAAAAAGATTTACCATATTATCCATTATACACTGATAGGTCAGACCTATCTCCACAATCAAGAAATGATAAAGACTTATGGTCATATGACGATAGAGGTATACCAAAGGATATTTTATCCAAAGAAATAAAGTCTCCTGCAAATCCAGTTTATCCATACAACAAAGCATTGTTTACAGAATCAGGTCATTTATTTGAGTTAGATGATACACTAGGTGCTGAAAGAATCGCAATAGAACATAGGTCAGGAACTTTTGAGGAGATTCACCCTGATGGTTCTAAAGTCACTAGAGTCGTAAATGACAATTACACTGTAGTGTGTAAAGACGAAGAAGTGTATATTGGTGGTAAGGTAAATATAACTGTAGGTGGTGATGCAAAAATTACTGTTGGTGGTAAAACAGATATAGACTCTAAAGATAATCTATCTATAGTCGCACCTGAAATACAATTAATAGGAACAGTTGTCAAACTGAATTCATAATGACTGAAGCAACAGCAGAAACTCCAGCAGGATTTACAGTACAAGTCCCTAGTTCATTTCCTTGTCCACCTGATGATATATTTTCTTTACCTACTAAAGAAGAGTTGGTAAAGTTTATAAACAGTATCGCACAAATACCAAGTAAACTAAGAGTTGAAATGGTAAAGTTGGGTAAGGAATTAAAGGCAGAAATAAAAGAGGAAATCGAACAAGTCATAAAAGACATTGAAGATTTTATAGAAACTATATCTGAACTGTTAAGTCCTTATTGGAAAAAAGGAACTGTTCGTAACTGGCAAAAAGAAGCTAATGATGCGATTACAGAATTCATTCAAGAGTTTCATAATTTTATTCCTACAAAAATTGCAGAACTTATTTCAAAAATTGTACCCATAAGTTTGACGGTAGATATTTTTGGTTTAAGTATAGATTGCACTAGACTTTTTGACCCTGCATATCAAAAAGAACTTCAAGACCAAATCTCAGGATTAGGGCCTGAGTATATGAAAAAGTTGGAAAAACTTCAACAAGACTTGAAAGACGGAAAGATAACTGCAGAAGAGTTTAGAAAAGAAATGGAAAAACTAGTTGCAGAAAAAAGTGCAATCGTAGATAAGTTTTTTAAAATGCTTCCTGCAAATATGCAAGGTTGGAATGAAGAGTTTGGTGCGAAGTGTGACGAGTGGAAAGCAAAATACACATGGCAATATATCAAAACTGAAATACAAGAATTTTTAACACAAGGTTTACACAAAGCATTTGGTAAACTAATTAGTATTTTTGACCCAATATGGAAACTATTAGGTTTACCTAATCTTGGTGCATTGATTGGTGGTGATATAGATGTCGGTGAATTGATAGATGCAAAAATAAAATCATTCAAAGAAAAAAGGGATAAACTAATTGAAGATTTAAAAAATGCAAAGGGTAAAGCAAGAGAAAAAATTCTTGAAGAGTTAGAAGGTGTCAGTAAGTCTATTACAGATGCGATTGGTGAAATCAAATTGTTTGGATTTGACATTGTAAAAATTATAGGTGGTAAAATAGAATCTACAGTTCAGTCTATTGAAGAAACAGTTTTAGAATTCAAACTTGCATTTAAAGACTTTGTTCAAAACTGGAAAAAGAAATTAATGTTTGACTGGGTTAAGATTGTTAAAAAGTTTTTTAATGCGATTGGATTAGGATTTATTTTTGAATGGGTCTTCTTTACTTTTTGTGATTTCTTAAAGTTAATTGGATTCCCACCAAAACTTCCAGTCATTCCTACGATTGCAGGTGTAATGGGTGTAAAGGAATTGGTATCACAAGGTAGTGACTATGTTCAGGACAAAGGAGACGATTCAGGAGTATCATTTGAAGTTGCAGATGGAACAAAAACAGCATTTAGTGTCAACACTGGAACTGGTTCCCTTAACGTATTTGTAGATGGAGTAAAACAAACATCAGGTATATCAATCGTTGGTGGTTCAGTTACTTTTGCTACTGCACCAGCAGCTGGACAAGATGTATCACTAATTTTAATATAGGATAAATTAATCTAATAGTTAATGTATAAATAGATATATGGCAATAAGTAACCCCACTACTAGTAAACGTACTGCAATCTCAGAAAATGCATATTCTGATTTAGACTTACATTTTAAAAAACACCCTCAAACAGGAGACGTGGTTGTAAGAAAAGATGCAGATGTAGTAAAAAGAGCGGTCAGAAATATAATTCTAACCAATAACTATGAGAGACCATTCAAGCCAGGTTTTGGTGGTTCTATAAGAAATCTGTTATTTGAATTGAATACGGATAGAAAATTAAGAAAAGCAAAAAATAGAATAGTAAATATGATTGAAACTTTTGAACCTAGAGTCACAGGTGTTCAAGTTCATATTCGTGATGTGGATACTAACCAAGTTAATCTACAAGTAAATTATGCAATTATAAATGGTGTATCAAATCAATCATTAGATTTAACAGTAACAAGGGCAAGGTAAAATGGCAATTAAAAGTTCACAAATAAACGTAACCGATTTAGATTTTGATGAGATAGGAGACAATTTAAAAGCATATCTTCAAGGTCAGGATAAACTAAAAGACTATGACTTCGAAGGTTCTACTATGTCAGTACTAGTAGACTTACTTGCATATGCATCACATATTGGTGCAGTAAACACAAACATTGCAGGAAGTGAATTGTTCTTAGATTCTGCCCAAATCAGAAAGAACGTAGTATCCCGTGCAAAAGATTTAGGGTTTACACCTGCATCAGAAAGTTGTGCAAGTGCAATCGTAGATATTGCAATCAACAATGTAAGAAATTCAGACGGAACTTCCCCAACAATTTCTGAAATGCAATTAGAAAGAGGTAGTCTTTTTGAAACAAACTTTGACGGTATCAATTATCAGTTTGTAGTTCCTAATACAATTAAACCAACTCAGAATGGAACAACATATAACTATTCAAGTGTTCCTTTAGTTCAAGGAACATATGCACAAGACCAATTTATTTTTGATAATCAAGTAGGAAATCCAAAATTTGTATTATCAAATTCAAGAGTAGACACTTCTAGATTAGAAGTTTCTGTTAACTCAGGTGGAACTTCAAGTGCGTATACACTTGCAACAGACGTATCAAATATTAAAACAGATTCTAAAGTTTTTTACACTCAGGAAAATGAGGACGGGTTCATAGAAATTTATTTTGGTGACGGTACACTTGGTGCGGCTCTAAATGATGGTGATGTTATAAACACAACATATATTATTGTTGATACAATTCATTGTAATGGAGTGAAAACTTTTTCCCAAGTAACTTCAGTAAATGGTTATACTGATTCTACTATCACAACTACGTCTAACGCAAGTGGTGGTGCAGAGAAAGAAGATATAGAATCAATCAAATTTAAAGCAACAAAGTTTTACACTTCACAAAATAGATTAGTCACATTGAATGACTACAAAGCAAAAGTAAAAGAGTACTATCCAAATGCAGATGCAGTTGCAGTTTGGGGTGGTGAAGATAATGTCCCACCTGAGTATGGTAAAGTATTCCTTGCAATCAAACCTTTGAACTCCGATTATCTTTCAGATTCTGAAAAAACAAATGTTAAAAACAATTTAAACAAATTAAATATGTTAACAGTAAGACCTGAAATTGTAGATGCAGAAATTGTTAAGATTCTTTTAACGACTACATTTAAGTATGACGAGAAAGCAACTACATTATCAAAAGGAGAATTAGAAACAGTTGTAACAAATGCAATTTCTTCTTATGACTCAACTAATCTTACAAACTTTGATGCAGTGTTTAGACATTCGAATCTTGTTAAAGCAATCGATGAATCTAATTCTTCAATTTTAAGTAACACTACTAACGTAAGACTATGTAAGAAAATGGAAACTAAAGT